AATTGGAAATCGTTAAAATGGTTACAATATTTAGGTTTTGAACCTAAAAATGAAATGAAACAATATGGGGCGGGTAAACTGCCTTTTTTATTAATGGTGAAAGAGGTAAAAAAATAAAATGTGTGGAGTAGCTGAAGCTCAATTAGTGCTTGGAGTTGTTACTACTGTCGCTAGTTTTCGTAATCAAAAAGATACTTATGAAAGAAACATGGCGGCTGATGAAAAAACAATGGAGTTTGCTCAGTCCGCATATTTAGATGATTTATCTAAAATTGATAATGAAACTTCTAGGGCAGAACAAGCAAGGTCTTTAGAACAATTAAGAATGAGACAAGAATTAACGAAAAATCATGCCTATGCTCTTAACTCAGGTTTTGGTAATTCTCTTAGAGTGGTACAAGATATAAGTGGTGCACACGATATAGCTTATGGAGAACTTATCTTTGATTTTGAAAGAGATATAATGACTTTAAAAAATCAAGAAGATGATGCTTACGCAAATATGGTTCGTACATATTCAGGTATAGCACCTAAATCACCACCTAGTCTGTTAGGTTCAGGTCTTGCTATTGCAGGGCATGGATTAGACTATGCAGGTAATCCAAATAAAGGAATTAATTGGAATAGGAACAAAAATAAAAAATATGATGATTTACTTCATTAGAAAAAATTATGGCATATAAATCTCAAGTAACTCAAAAGTGGTTTGGCTCTACCTTTAAAGGGGCACAAAGACACTTAGACGCTAGAACAACTGAAATGGGACAAATTGTTTCTGCATTAAGAAATGATTTCACTCCTGCTATGAATAAATTTTCAGAAAAATATATTGAGAATAAACAAACTGAAGCAGGGGCTAAAATGCAAGAGCTCTATTCTAAAGGTTGGAAATCAAAAGATATTCAAAAAGCTATTTTAAATAATGAAATTCCTGAATTAAAGAGTACCTATGTTCAAGCTGTTGTAGATAAACATACAGGACGTTTTGAAGCGGCTGAAACTATTAGAAAAATTAAAGAAAACAAAGGTGACTATAATTATAAAGATACTACACAAACTATAGAAGACCATTTTAAAAAATATTTACCTAACTTTGATAAAGCTAGTAAAGAATTTACTTTAGGATTTGCTTCTGTATTTAATGAATGGTCTTTTGACCGAAAAGTTGAAGATGCTAACCTAAGAGCGACATGGGCTCACGAAAAAAAGATAATGAATGGTGTCAAATATTTAGATACATTTGCTAAACAAGATATGTCTACTTATTTTGATAAAGTTAAAACTTTAAACACTGAGATGCCTAATGTAAATGGTAAGAAAGCATTTTATTTTGATAGTGATGAAATGAATGAAGTTGCTATAGCTCATGCTGAATGGATATATAATACTGGTAAAACAGCAGAAGATATGGCTTTAGCTATTCAAATTTTAACTCAAGACAGAGGCACAGGAAAAGGTGGAAATAAATTAGGTTCTTTACTAAGTACAAGAGACCCTGAAGTTGGTCTTTTATTTAGTAAATTAGAAATTAAAGAAGCTCGTCTTGTTCAAATAGAGAGAAGAAATGAAGTCTATAATAAAAATAGAGAGATTGAAAAGATTTATGCTGATGCTTTTAAAGGTAAAGAAATACAAGACCTTGATACAGGTGAAACTTTTTATAAACCTTATAATATAGATGAATTAAATAAAATAATAGAGGACAAACTGGAAGACTATGGAGACCCACAATTAATAATTAATTTTAAAAGTTTCTTTAGTGAAGATAGAGCTATTAATAATGACCCTACTGTTACTAAAGCATTTATGATGGAAATAGCTGAAGGAAGGTTTGATACTTACCCTGAAATGATAGCTGAACTAAACGCTAGGGGTATTCCAAACTCAAAATTATCAACTGCAAATCAGAGATGGAAAACTTGGATTAGTTATAAGGATAAAGGAACTTCACCAGTTTATCTTTCTGAAATTGAATACAGTGGTGCTTTTGGAAGTATAGAAAAAGATGTTTTAGCATCATTTACTGATGTTATGACAAAGATGGTAACAAAAGGTGGTAATGAAGCTGTTATTAATGCTAGAAATTATATGAAAGATGAAATTCTTTCTTATGAAGATAGATTCTTGGCAGAAAATAAACGTCTTCCTGACCATGAAGAAAGAAGAAAATTCATGGCAGACTTAGGAAAACATGTTATGGAAGTATTTAGAAATGCGAAAACGATTGACCCTGTAGACTTAATTTCAATGGAAGAGAAAATTAAAACAGAAGAAGCTAAAGACAAATTAAGAATAGACGTAGGTATTGAAGATAAAAAGACACTAATTGATACAAATATTAAAACATTGATAGATAGCGGAACTATTAAACTTCCTCTTAGAGAAGATGACCCTAGATTTGATGACTTTATACCTTTCAATCAACCAACAGCACAAGAGTTTTATACTGAAACATTACAACCGATTGTTACTGATTATGTTACACAAATATTAAAAGGTGTAGAATTTGATAAAAGTTATTTTGGTAAAGATGGTATTTTATTACCTATTGAGCAACAAAGATTATATAATGGTATAGCGAAAACTATCTTTGGAACAAAATATTCTGAGGCTAATGTTAGAGCAATAAAATTAATAATAAAAAATATGTTTAATATTACTGGAGAATAATTAATATGGGAATTTTTGATGAAAGTGCTGTTTTAAAACAGGACTTCAACATTACAGGTGTTGATTATAATTTAGAAAAAGCTCAAAATTCAGAACTAGCATTAGAGGAAATACAAACTGAAAGATTTTATGAAACTTTAAGAAGTTATTATTCTTATAGAGAAGGTGAGGATAGATTTGAATTTATGACTCACGCTGATTTATTAGAATATTTTTATAATGATAGGTCTTGGAGAAATCATAATACCGTTTCTATGGGTATGGATATGTCTAATGCTATGTCAGATAATCCTAACAGATTAAAAGAACTTGCTTATATACAACAAACTTATGAAGCGTTACCTTCTTTTTGGAATGACCCAAATAGAAATTTTGGTTCTTGGTTATGGGACAATGGTGGAGCTATGGTATTAGACCCAGTAAATCTTATTGGTTTTGGTATTGGTGGTCAAGCAGGAAAACAAGCATATAGATTAGCCTTGAAAGAAGCTCTTAAAGGTAAGATGGCTAAAGAGATTAATAAAAGAGCTTTACTAGAAGTTAGTAAACAAGCATCAAAACAAGGTTTATGGAAAGCTGTTCGTAAAGGTGCTTTATATGAAGGATATATTGGTGGAGCTATTGCTACTTCTCAAGACGCTATATTACAAAACACTGCTATACAAACTGGTATTCAAAATGAATATGATTTGATGCAAACAGGTTGGTCTTCGTTAGCAGGATTTGGATTTGGAACAGTTTTTGGAGCAAGTTTTACTGGTGCAGGTTTTAAATTAGCTACACGAAAAATGAGAAGCACTGCTGTAAAACAGTTAAATGATTTACACCAATATGGTAGAAGTGAAATTACAGGTCAAAGATTATTTAAAGATTTAGGGACTATTAAAGAAAAGTCTCAATATTATAAGAATTTAACAAAAGAAGAAATTAACCAAATAGAATATAAAAGTAAATTACATGGTAAAAGTATAAAAGACCAAGTTGATAATTTAGATAATATTGATATAGATGGAACTTCTAAACCACCTAAAGAACTTTTAAACTGGACTAAATATAGTCCAAAACGAAATGCTATCCTCTTAAAGTATCTAGCAGATAAGGCTTTTGAAGAAGGTCGGATTGATACTAAGAAGATAACTAATGAAGAAACTATTAAAATAGCTAAAGTGCTCGGAGAAGACCCTGATGTATTAATTAAATTAATGAAATCAACAGCTAAAAAAGAGAAATATTTAGCGGCACAAATGGTATCTCATGGAGATATGATTTTAAAAGATAGTGATGATATAATTAAATTAGCTAATAAATTACAAAGACTTGATTTAACACCTGATGAAAAGACATATATTTTAAATCGTCTCGCTCTTAAAAGGAGAAAGATTTCAGATACATTGGTTACTCATAAAGAAGTGACTCAACTTGTTGCTAGAGCTCAACAAGCAGGAAAAATTAATAAAGATGCGTTAAGAGCTTCAGAATTAATTTTAAAGCCTGAAAACCCTAAATTTAAAGAATTATTAGAAACTAACCCTGAGAAATTTTGGGAAGCCGTATCTAAGTTAGATACTGATGAACAAATGATAGTGGCATTACAACATGCTCATAAAGTTGGTGGTTGGGATTTAGCAACAGAATTTGTAAATAATAACTTACTGTCTTCACCTGATACACATATACTTAATATTGTTTCAAGTTTAATGCAGACACAATATAAACCTGCTGTGATGTTAATAAGAAGTGCTCTGTTACTTCCTAAAAATAGATTAAGAGCGGGAGAATTAGCTATTGAAGCATTTGATACTTATATTCATCAATATGTTTATGTTCTTTCTGCTTTAAGAGCGGCAGGAAGAAGTTTTGTAGCAGGTAGAGGTTTACTTGATAGTAAGCAAATGAAATATGATAATGCTATGCGTCAAGGACAACTACAACATTGGATTGAAGCAACAGGTGAACTTATAACTTCACCTTTTGGAGCGGCAGGTACGGTAGTACAAAAAGGTTTGGTTAAACCAGTAGGATTAGCAACAACACTTCCATTAAGATTTTTGTCAGCAGGTGATGAATTTCTTAAAACAATGATGTTTAAAGCTAGACGTACTTCTCAAATTCATTCCTATATAAGAAAAGAAAATAATTCTAAAATATGGGCGGGGTATTTAAAAGATGCAGATGCTAAAGCCGCATACAATAAAAGATTTAAAGAAATAGCATCATTTTATGAAAAAGAATCAGGTGAAGCTATTTCAACAATAGCTATGAGCAATAAAGCTCCTATCTCTGATGTTAATAGATTACAAGTAAATGACCCTTTACAATATGCTAGAGAAGGAACATATACTCAATCCGCATATTCAACAAATCCTATTACTGGAAAAGATGAAGGTGGATTTACAGGGTGGATTCTTTCACAAACAAGTCAAAGTGGTGGGTTTTGGTCTAAGAAAATGTTTAGAGCTTTAGGTCTTCACTTTGTTAATACTCCTGCAAATTTAATAAAATGGAATTTTGAACAAATACCAATATTACGAAAAGCATTAGTACATACTCGTCACGCTTTAGCGAAAGGTAAAGATGGAAAATATCTTAATCCTGAAGCGGCGGCTGAAGCTAATGCTAGAGTAGCCGCAGGTTTTGCGTTATGGACAAGTGCGTTCTTTGCTTGGAAAGCAGGTAAAATTACAGGTGGTGGTTCAAGAGATTGGAAAGAAAATAAAGCTAAAGAAGAAGCTACAGGTTGGCAAAAATACTCTTATAAAAGAGCTAATGGAAATTATGTTAGTTTATATAGGCTTGACCCTGTTATGTTTCCATTTTTTATGATGGCGGATATAATGGATACTGTTAGTGATTTTCTAAGAACTAATGAAGACTTACCTTCTGAAGCACAGAATACTTTAACGGAATTATCAATGGGTCTTATAGCAACAATAACAAGGAATCTTGCTTCTAAGTTTTATGCAACAAATATTATTGAAACAGCTAACTTTTTACTTAGTGATGATATGATGAAATCAAGAGCTCCTGATAGAGTTGGTACTTCTATCTTATCAAGAGGAATTTATAAATGGTTTCCTTTATCGGGTGGATTAAGATATTTTACTAGAGTAGATGAAGAATATCAAAAAGAATTATTTACATTAAAGGATAGATTAAAACAATTAATTCCTCTTACTGGTCAAGACAGTGTTATGCCTAGACGTAATATATTTGGTGAAAAGATTGATAGAAAGAGAGGTTGGTTATTTGGATTAGGTGGAGAAGTTGGATTATGGTCTACACCTTTTGCTATGACTACATTTGAAAATCAAGCAGTAGCTAAATTCTTTGAAGATAGAGAATTTCTTTGGAGAGCACCTTCACCGATTGATAGAAAATCAAAATTAGATTTAAGACTTATAAGAGATGAAACAACTGGTCAAACAGCTTATGATAGATGGAGAGAGCTAATAGGAATAGTTGAGATAAGCTATGGCAATAAAAAATATACACTTAAAGAATTGATGGAAGTTCTTATTTTAGATAAAAACAGTCCTTTATATAGCGTTCCTGATGGTATGATAGCAGGTAAAGATTGGAGACAGTCTATCTTATTGAAATATGTTTATGCCGCAGAGAAAATGGCGTATGCAGAAATGATTACAGAATTTCCTATTGTTGAGAAAAGAATAGAAGAAAGAGGTATATTTCAAATATTAAAATTTAAAGAACACGAAGGAAAGAAAAAGGAAGGGTCAATCTTTTAACAAAAGTACCCCTTTTAGAAGAGATAAAACAGAATATAAGGATATAAATGGCAAATAGTTTCGTAAGATACGTAGGTAATGGTAGTACAGATGCCTTCGCAGTCCCGTTTAGTTACAGGGCACAAGGTGATGTAGCTGTTACTGTTGATGGTGTAGCTGTTACAGCATACACATGGAATGGTGCAGGTACAGTTATTACTTTT